ACAATGCTGAATTCATTCAACGATTCAACAATCACGGATTCACAATCAATCTGTCAGCTGAAAACCTTGTGCAGGCTGATCAGTATGCAGACATGGAGATTGGCCCTGTGGTCACAATTATCGACACAGGCATGCCAGTCAAGATGAAAACACCAAAGGGTAGAGCAGTTATTACATGCCCAGCTACTTACAAAGACGATGTGTCTTGTTTTACTTGCAAGCTTTGCGCTAAACAAAGAGATTCAATTGTGGCCTTCCCTGTACATGGGACCAGCAAAGCAAAAGCCCGTAAGGTGTTCATGATGTCTCAAGCTTAAAAGTTGAAATATGAAACGCTTTTATTACGCTCAAACCAAAGCACAAAGAGAAGCTGCTTTCATGCATGCCTTCTCTGAATACATCAATGAGCATGCCCCACAATTCGCCGGAAAAATCGAATGGGCTATTGCTAAACACTTTTTCTTTCAAGGAATGGATGCCACAGAAGCTGCAAAGCTTTACATAAAAAACAGAACATAAGCTTTAACCCGTTCGTCAGGCAATAGCCCTGGCGCGGTAGTTCCCTTAGGGGTTCTATTGCGTCAGGGTTTTTTCTTTGTTCGTCAGGCGTGTAGCCCTGGCGCGTACTTGGTCCACTGATCAGGCATGCGCTGGGGTTTTTTTTCGTGTTTTGCCTACCTTTAACGCGCCACTATGGGACATCAATGGGCAATGGCTGTCAGAGCGGTTTAACGGGGTTTTGAGCGGGTTTTCCCGATTGTGAGTAGGTAGTATGCGTACATAGGGAAAAAATGATTTAACGCTGTTTTATGCGTTTTCACCCCGAAACCCCCATGCGAATCCGCTTGAGCCCCCATCCGATTCGCTCGACCCCCGTCCGAGTCGATATTCGATGCATTTTCAGGTCAATAATATATATATGTTTCATAATATTAAAGACCCCTCCCCCCTAAAAAATAATAGGCCATATTTAATATGACCTACCCCCTATTTGATTTACAGGGCTATTTTAAGAATTTGAGTTTATATATTGTGGAATCAATTAAGTCTGCAATTGCATCAATACTATTTTGAATTTCACTATTCTGAGGAAGATACTCTCTTTTCTGAGAAACATACTTTTTTAGTGAACGCAATTCCTCGAGTGCTGTAGGTGCAGGACGATAGTAGTCGTAATCATATTCAATGATCTTCTCTTCCAGACCTTGAATGCTCTCTGCTACAACATCTACTAGATCAGGCAATGCTGCATAGAAAGCACCAAGTGCCATGTGTTCAGCATAGTTCCTGCTTTGCAGATGCAGAAGGTGTGTGTTGGTTGCTGCATGTAGCAAGGTCAGGATGAAGTCGCCTGTCATATCAGTCCTTTGTCTTTCAAGATGTGTCTTGAATGTTGCATAGCGATTGTAAAAGCATCTTCTACAAACTCCAATGTCATACCTTCTGGGCGTTTTCTCTGTCTGTCGTAAGTTTGGTGACAGTTATAACAAAGGTAAGCACCATATTCATCGTTTGCTTTCTTACCCATTGCTTTGCCATGTTCACCTCGATTACTGTGAGCCCAGACTACTGTTTCATTGTTGTAGTTGCAGACTCCAAGTAGGTTCATGGTGCATTGTTCATTCCTTGCTGACTGTCTTATTTTGGACAAAGGTTCTCCTAGGGTGGTTAGACCTACTCCAATGTGTACAGTGTTATGCGATGAGATACAAAACTATGCAATATTAAGTACACATCCAAGTCCGCTGGACGGGTTGATTCGCTTATACCGTTGGCCTAGTTTTACCACCTGAGTTACCAACAGCTTTAACCAATACCTCAACCAAGTTTGGTCGGACTACTCGGGGTGGATCGAGAGCCGGTGTTTTCTTCCAGGCAACCCATTCAGGTTCACTACTGCGTGTGGAGTACGGTTGCGTAGAAAACAAAAAAGCCGCTTACAACTGCCCTCGGTAGGAACCCTTAAGCTAAGACCAAGGGCGGGGGCATGTGTAAACGGCCTTCAATTCATTGCTTCCTACGGCAACGATTTAATTCTAACTCATGTTTCTGATCTCGGCACGCTTTGTGTATTCCAAAGTTTTAAAAACATCAATCCTGGCCTGGGCTGCTGTCAGCATCCATTTCAGATGTTCTTCTTGTTCAACAGCTTGTTTCAATCCATTGAGTTGTGCAACGTACTGATCACTGGCATATGCTTCTGCTTCCTTTGCACCAAGTGATGTGCTGTCGCTTGCATTCATCACCTTGGCCTTTACCGTCTTGAGATAGTTCTCGATGAATATCCGGTCAGCCTTTGCTTGTGCAAATTTGATGGCGTTCTGTTGGATGTATTCAATAGCTCTGTTTGGATCAATTTCCATTAGCAATGCGTTTCTATTAGTTTCTGAATGCCGCCTTGTACGGTCCCACCTAGTTCTTCCAATAGTAGTTTCTGTATGTTGTTGACCTTGACTCCTATCCAGTAGTCGTACTTTCTGTTTGAAGGTCTGCCAGCATTTGGCCTGTAACCTCCATGCTTACCCATTGGCCTACCTAGTTTCTTTTCTCGGTAACGTCTTTGGGCATCTTGTCTTTGTTTCTTCTGTACTGCTGCCAACCATTCTTCACCCTTCGTGTAATCAAATGGATCAATCATGACAACACCTTCACCTTCTTTCCCTTTGAGTGAATGCAATTCATGGTCTTCTGGATCATTCTCTCGAACGTAGACCTGTCAATGCTAGATTGTTGCAATGCAGCATATTCCAGCATGTCTCTACAAGCCTGTATTCCTGGTCCTGTGAGAATAATTCTGTTTAAATTCAAGTACTTAGCTTGTGCTTCTTCCAATGCTACTTGAGCTTGTAGACAAGATTCCATTGCTTCTGGACCAATACCGTTCTCAGCCATGATCTGTGTGAGATTCAATACATTGACCAAACAATACCAATCTTCTTTTGATCCTGTTCCTTTAGCAATAGATTCCAGGCTGGACAACTCCATCAACCTCAATTTTTCCAATTCCTTTTTCTCAAGAAGAGTAGCCCCCTTGATGGCGTACTCAATCGGGTTGATCAATCGATAGTGCTTTCTTACTGTTCGCTTTCTCATGGCAAATCCTCACTGACCAACACCTCTACTGCCGGAGTAATGGCGTATACCTTGGTGATGTGCATGCTGACAATCTGGGCATCATCCTTGTAAACAATCTCATTCATGGCGTCTGTGACTGCTTTGGCTACGTTGTCTATATCTGGCTTCTTTGTAGGCTTCTCAGAGCCGTTTAAACAATCCTTGGTGCGTTGTTTGGAGTACGACTTAGGCACTGACATGCGTATGTAGATACAGACCACTACAGGCGTTTCTAGTGGATTCTCATCACCCATTGCTATCCTTGCTTGTTCACGTACTAAGTCTTCGTATGTCTTGGTTTTTGATGCTGTATAGGTCTGTACAAAGTTACCTATCCTGCGGAACCTGGGCCTTTGCTTGCCAACAGGTGGTCCAATGACAGTGAAATTAACACTGAACATCAGCCAAGGTTCCAGGTTTTAGACATTACTTCTTCCTTTGCTTTGTCCCTTTTGGGAAGAGGAGCCCAACCCAGGAATTCATCAGACCAAGCACCTTGAATACAAACACCACCTTTGGTCAACAAAAGAACCTTTGCCCCGAGTTCAGGCTTTTCATCACCAACAGCAGGATAGAAGTACACGAACCCACCAGCTTGATATTTCTGTTCACCCATTCTGGCGTAGCTCCTTGCGTAGCATGGCTAGTTCCTTCTGATATTTGTTGGCATAGCTCCGATACTCCCGCGCCATTCCTCTAGCCTCGTCACGCTGGCGAGAAATTTTGTTGACCTTGACCTTGAGGGTGTTGATCTCTGATTCGTATTTTTTCACCAGCGCGGTAATCTGTTTTAGTATTGGTGAGTCTTTCATGGTGCCATATTCACTTCGTGTCCGTCTAAGGTAATAGTTTTTACCTTAATGGAATCTTGCTGATTTGGCATGAGATACCACTCGATGTAGTGTCTGAGTTCTGCGATCTCTTCCAATAACACTACATGCATCTCGGCTTCAGAAGTTGGCTTAGCTTTCTTCAAGCGTTGCTGGAAGGTTGGGATTTCTTTGTATTGCTTTGTCATTTCAAACCTTTGGTACTGGTTGCCATATAGACCTGATTTTTTCCTTGTGTTGGTTAGCAGTCCATATTCTTATTTGCTGAACATTGTTGATTGTTTTATATCCAGCTACGTACACTTGATCTATTGCTTTGAGTCCACGCAATGCGGTAGAAGGGTCAATTCCAAGTTTCCTGGCAACTTCTCCAGAAGTTAACGGAGTTTTACTGGTACGGAGTAGTTCAAGAATCAATAAATGGTTGTTTGTCATGCTTTCCCCCTTGCACGAATGGCGTTGGCGCACTCATCACGCACATCGCGGTCTTGCTGCATAGGCAGGTTCTCGCAAACAACAGCGGCTGCTTCCATACCGTCCTTGTAGCCACAGCGGTATGCCTCTGCCAGCGCAACCTCTGCTTTGTGTGCGGCAATAAGGGCGGCGAAGCGTTCAATGTGCTCAGGGAATGGGCCAATGACCCCAAAGTCTGAGACTTGGATTAACCCAGCCTCCCGCGCCAGTTTCATGATTTCTTCTTTGGTCACAGTATCTTCTCCGTAAAGTCCTCGCACTTTCGCTTCCAGCCCCATGAATCCTTGAGCCAGTACACAGGCGCGTAAAAGCGCGGCTTGTGCAGCATGGCGCAGATCAGGACAGGTTTTGGCCGCGCACGCATGGTGGCGTGCTTGCACTGATCGCAGTGCTGGGTTTTCATGCTTCCCCCTTGATGCCGTGGGCGGCTTTTATCTTGTAGTCCTTGAACACGACACCTTTGCTGGCATCGCCCACTTTGCAGTCGCGCACCCACACGCGCTTGCTGGTTTTCTTCATCGTGCGCCAGTGACCTCTTCGGTTGTGCAATCGCGGACTGGCGTGGGTGCCACCTAGATGCGGCATCTTTTCAGTGATGGGCGCGACCTCTACCGTGCGCCAATCAAACAGCGCCGGTCCTTTGCCTTTTGCGGCCCGCTTGCTGTTAATGAGCGACTTGCGGGCAACCGGCACATGGGCCTGCGTGGGCTTCTGCAATCCTCGAAGAAAGGTGCTTAAGATTGCCATTGTCGGCATGTACTGCGCCCGCTTGGGCGGTGTGTCCTTGACGCCGTAGATGCGCGTCCCCTCTGGCGTGTTTATGTAGGAGAACGGCTCAATGTTTTGCGGATACGCTCCGACAAACAACATACCACCCACAGCAACAGACTCGGTGCCGCCGATAAGCGCCAGCATGAACTTGCTTCCGTCTGCATCGCGTCCGACTACGACCGTGCGCTGATAGGGCAAGCAGAACATTTCATCGTCGTTTACAAACTCACCGTCTAGCGGCAAGTCCCCAACGTCAAACCAGTGGTAAAGCTCAGGGTCGGGGGCAAATTTGACTAGCTCGGAGATGAGCGGGGTCATTTCTTCTCTCCTATGCCGTGTGCCTGTTCTGCATACCTGATCCCTTGCTCAATCCAACCCATGCTGGTGTGGTCAAAGTCGTCAGGTAAATTGCGCCAGATGTAGCGGTAGGCTTGTTCAATTTGCTCATCCGTCAGCGGCTTGCGCTGGGGTGGGTAGTTGTTTCTGCTGCAAGCCACGCACTCATACAGTAATGCTGCTTTACAGTCTGGGCAGATAGGCTCCTGCTGCGCCTCCATCTCCTGCTGCACATCAGTCAGGCGTTGCAAGGCGTCCTCTGCCAGCGCAGCGCGCAGTCGCTGAACCTCTGCCATGTATTCGCGCAACGATTCTTCCAATGCCTCTACTTGATCCCAATCAGGATTGAATTCGTTTTTCAGCGCAGCACGGAGGGCGGTGATGGCCCGTTTGGAATTGACCAGCCCTGCATGGCTAATCGGATTTCCTTCCAACGCCTCCAGCGCCTGCTGCATTATTTCTCTGTTATTCATCTTTTATATCCTGTCCACAAGCCCAGCACAGACCGTCTTCTTCAGCTTTACGAATGCGATCAGCTTCTTCTAATGCGTTGCGTTTTGCAAGCGCTTTATCTTCAGCCCAGTTTGCTTTCCTTTCTTCAACCCAAGCTCTATCCTCATCTGCTTTTGCCAGCGCAGCGCGGAGGGCGGTGATTGCTTTGTTATGTGACGCTAGTCGTTCTACTGTTTCGTGGAATGGCAGACTGTGTTCCAACGCCACCAGCGCCTGCTGCGCTGCTTCTCTCAAGTTACTCATATCACCACCCCAGATAAAGCATCAGTACATACACATTAACACAGACACCAGCAAAGCCAATGCCTGCGAGAACGTCGAGAAGTCGCCCGACGAATGCGTCGTGGTCTTCAGTCATAGCGGTGCCTCCTCGTAGTTGTCCGGGTTCACCGGAATGTGTTTCTGTGGCTGCGGTTTAGGCAGTTCAGTGGGGAAGGGCCAGTATGGATTGCTCATAGCCACACCCATGCAATGCCGACAAACAGCCCAATCACGGCAGACGCCATGAATAGCGCAGCAATGATCCCTGCCCAATCTGTTATCTGTTCAATCAGATCCCTGGCTGAATCCATCTCGCCACAAGTGCAGTTCCGACCTTGGTCACAGTTCCCGGTGCAGCTCATGTTGCAATCCCCCGGCTTGGCAGTGTGAATGCCCGGAGGCTACCTGGCCTTGGCACATAGGTGCCGTTATCGCCATCCCCTGTCCGATAGACAGGGCGTGCAAACAAGTCATCAACTGCTGCGGACACCTCGTTTTCTAGCTTTTGCCGAGGTGTGTACCCCGCCATACTGATGGCTTTCTTTGCCCCTTTAGAGAGTTTGATATTCATGATTCATCCATAACAGTTGCAATTTTCAATTCAATGCGCTGGCAGTCATCATCAGTCAATTTGCGCTCAAGCCAAGCTGCAGGACGTCCGCGTCGATCAAGCACTTCCCACTCGGCGTCTCTGTAACCGTAGTAATCCACGTCACTTGGTGCGTTGTAGGAGTACGACCCCTGCACGCAGTCAAAGTACGTCACTCCAATCAAGCAAGGGATGCCTGCTACCGTGCTTTTGATCTTGGTGATGTAGCTCATGACAATCCAAAAAACAAAGCCATCGCAAGAGAAATCCCGATCACGATGGCCAGGATGTACCCGGCGATCGTCTCCCAGAGTGGTTCTTTGTTACTCAGGCTTTGATAGCCTGGAGTCCAATTGCACTCATTCAGAGTGCGAGGTGTTTGAATGTGTGAGTGTTTCATCGTGTTTGCCTTTGATTGATGGGGCCGAGGCCCCGGTTGATTAAGCGAATATGGCGATTGTGCGGTTTGCTTTGTCTGTGGCTTCTGTCCAGTTTGCTACCCATTTGAAAGGCAATGTTTCAATTTCGGTTGCTTGAAATTGACCTTCATAACCGCGAGCAAAGGTAAATGTGCGGTCTTTGTTGTCGCGTGTGATCTTGATCCACTGGCCTGATGCGCGAATTGTGCGGTCTGTGTAGCGTGTCATGTTTTTGCTCCGTTGCGTTGTTGATGGCTAAAGTATACCCACAAAAACACACAAACACCCACAACCTACAAATTTATTTTATAAGTGTTTTCTTTATAGGTTGCAGATTTCAACATCATGCGGTCGCCTTCTTCCTTTCAAGATGTCTCTGATTCGCTTTTCAGTCAGCCGATGACAGCGGATCATTGTTCTTGCTGGAAGTGTTGAAAGCAGGTCGGAATAGTCCTGCAGGATTGATCGAACCGCTTGGATTCCTGGACCATCAAGACGGATTGGTTTTCCCTCGCGTTTGTTGCGCTGACCTGCTACCGCAAGAGCAGTTATTGCGTCCATCAATAGGTTGTTTTCATCCTGGCAAACCTTCATCTCTAGAACCAAAGTCTCAACTAGATTGACTGCATCAGAAACAACACGCCAATCGTCTGGTTTGGGTTCTGCTGCAGTTTCAAGTTGTCTAAGTCCATCGTACATTCTCGTCAATTGATGAGTCCTCCAAGCCTCTGGAAGTGGCTCTGAAGGACTGGCCATCAATTCATCTAGCAGTGTGTACATCAAACAAACCTGGAAAGGTCTGGAGCCTTCCATCCGTCTGGCTTGCCTATTTTTCCTCCAGGCAAAATGACAGGCCTTCCGTTGACCAGCTTTGCATCGTTGCTATCCAAAACCGCAAGGTCAGCTGCGCTCTTATCAAATGCTGCCAGGTAAGCAATACCGTTTCCAGTGACCTCGCAATCACACAAAGCGTCCAAAGCGTTGATGCGATCCTCTTGTTTGATGCTTGCCATAACCATGCCTTTTTTCAGGCCACTGGCGACGCGCTGAAGCATCTGAACGCTGTACTCAAGGATTTCGACATCTTCTGCAGAGTCAAAGTCAACGGCCAGCAAAAACTCAATGAATTCCTCAATGTGGCAGCCGATCTGAACTGAAAGATTGGCAGGACTTGGAACCTTGCCACATCGGTTCAGCCAGAGTGATGTTCGTTCAAAGTTGTTCATTTTTTAACCTTTTCGAGTTCTAGACGGATGTAGTGGAGAACCTGGGCAGACAGACTTCGGGTGTTGTTTGCTGCTTCGGCTTTTAGCTTTGCCATGATGTCATCAGGCAGGCGTACAGTGATGTATTGGCGTTTCATAGTGGCTCCTCAAAAAGGTATATCCAGATCGTTTTCCATGTCGTCAAACCCCGAACCTTGAGGCGCTGAAGTTTGTCTCTGCGGTTGTCGCTGCGGTTGTGCTGGTGCAGCCCGTTGGCCATCACCCTCCGAAACAAATTCCAGATCGGAAAGCCTAGCCACCATCTTTGTCTGTTGTGTTCCATCTCCTTTGGTGTAGGTCTGCAGGCTTACATCTTCCAGATAAGCAACGATCTGCTTTCCCTTGGTCAAATAGTCTTTCATTGACTCAGCACGTTGACCCCACAACGATGCTTCAACCCACTGCGTTGGACGTGTTCCGTCGTCTCCTTTCTTTCCGTAGGTAAACGCCAGCGAGACGTTGGCCACAGCTGTTCCGTCTTTGGTAAAACGAATTTCAGCGTCTTTTCCGATGCGACAAATCCCGTGTGCTTTCATGATTGACCTTTCAGTTTATAAATACGAATGACCCGAGCATGGGCCGATGGGTGTGTTGCTTGGCAATAACCGACTGCCTCGAACTCTTTGCTCTTAAAAACAGCGCCCCAAGTATTGGGATGAAAATCGTCCGGCAGATCGATCAGATGTCGAACGTCGTTGATAGTGACCTGGCCTGATTGTTTAGCAATCCAGATGGCCATGTCACGCGCCTTGGAAATCCATTCTTCACGCCCAATAGACTCGCGAGCAATTCCAGCGTCTCGGAGGTCGCGTCCTTTCATACGCCCCTCCGAATCTGAATCAACTTGTCCACCGTCTCTTGCACCTCGGTCAGGAACTTAACTACCTCGGACTCGTACTCAGCAATCAGTGCGTTGTCGCGGGTTACCCGCTTGATAAACAGTTGCATGTCCTCCGGCATCCGTGGGTCAAAGCTAACGAAGTCGCACCAGGCTCGTCCAGTGCAGGCCATTTGCCACTGCATCTGGGGTATATACCCGCTTGGAGCTTTGTCGGCAATCAGCGTTGCAATGTGCGTGCTGGGTTTTGGACACTTGATCTCAACCAGTCCATCCTCACCGACCAAACCATCAGGCGATGCCCCTGCCATCTCGATAGTGCCGTGCTGGATCATGGCCACCTCGGTGACCATAAAGCCCGTCTCTGCCTCGTAAGCCATCCGTGCCATCGGTTCTGTCTCGGTGCCGTGCATCATGGATCCGCTTTTGAATGTCTCGGCAGCTTGTCCAGTCAGACGCTCTGCCACCAGCTGGGCAAGGTAGTTAACTCGGCTGGCAGAAACCCCTGTCTTGGTCTTGGCAATAATGTCAGAGACCCGGCTTGCCGTGACCTTGCCCAGGCGTTGGGCGAACCACTCAGGTGTGCCTTGCTCTATCATGCTGCCCCCTGCTCGTCAGCGGCCTTTGCTGCCTTCTTAAGGGCTGGGCCTTGGGCTTGCCAG